TTCATAGGTAACAAATTAACCTTAGGTACTTTAAGTCTACCATTATACACTTGAGGAGTATATGTAACCTTAGTTTCTACAGTAGTATCAAATGGTTCCCCTGCTTTAATTAAATCACTTACTTTAGTTGTACTTCTTCTTTTAAATATTATCATACCAGCCACAGCACTCAAAATTATACCTACAATCGTAACTACAGCTATTAAAATTTTCTTATTAATGCCAAACCACTTTTCTATAAAAGAAGGTTCAACAATACCTTTCCAATCTCTTCCCTTAAATATCTCTTGATATTTTCCGGCATATCTTTAGGATACTTACCATTATACATATCAACAATCTCATTCATTGTCAACTCTGGAATAATAGCATTACATACACAATCATGATAGTATTCCAAGTCTACATCTACAATATCTTCCAACTCCAAATCAACCTAAAAGGATTCATTTCAGGATTTGTAGGCCTACAAATTAAATGAGAAACATAACGAGGCATATCTTGAGGCAAATCAAGAAAACTAAAACTATCAGATGTATAAATTTCCCACACTTTAGGATCTAAAAATTCTTTTAATTTCAAAATTGAATGGGTAACGTCAAGATACATTAAATAACCACTAGATGCACATTGAGAAGGAATATGATTATAATAATCATTCTTTCCCTGAGTTACAGAAAGAACTTCCTTCGACTTCAAGAAATTTCCTTTCCTATCATTATACTCTTTAACTATTTTTTCAACCACTGTAGAAAATACACAAGTACATTTACTACTTGTTCTCATAGAAGAAACATCACAAACTTGAAAAGTAAAAATAGTATCCAAAACTTTCATCTTATCATCCAATGTTTCAGTGTCCTTCAAAGCATCCAAGAGTAAAGCCACATCCAACTTCCCATCTGTTCGATACTTACTATTCACCAATAGTTCATAAGCAAAAGGAAATCGTCTAGCAAGAGCTCCCTTATCAGATATACCCTTAACAGCATGAAGATCAGGCGAATTAGTACAACAACAAACAAATGAAGATTTAAATAAGGTCATCTTCTCATCTAAATGAGCCATATTAACTGGATTACAAGATGTACAAATTAAATTAATCACCTTAAGTGCATCACTACCCTCTGTATCCTGTAAAAATTCATCAACATTAACCCAAGGTTGACAAGTATAACCATCCATAAATTTCTGTTCACCTATCGGCATCGTATAAACTGAATCATCCACACTTTCAGTCTCTTTAAGAATACCACACTTAAATAGTACAAATTTAGATAAAATAGTGCTAGCAATATAAGATTTACCAACACCAGGTTTACCATATAAAAATATTCCAATAGGTTCAGGTTGAGTTTTGGACGATATTGTTTTAGCATGTATTGTATCACTTTT